CAGAAGCCGTACCCTGTTTAAATATCTTACTCATTACAGCTTCTTCACCAGGATAAACATCAGCCACAACAGAATCATGGACAGTGTTAATAAGTAAACTCTTTACCTTTTGTTCTTTCATTAATCCATATATTTTTATACATGATAATGGTACAATGTCTGCAGTCGCAAGACCTTGTACAGGATAATTTTTTATTTGTGTACTATAACTAGATCCACCCCAAGGCATACGCTCAGCATATGGAAAGGAGTACTCCCTACCTGTTGGTAGCGTAAGTGTTTTAAATTTTATAGCCTGTGTTTGTAATTCTTCATGCCATTTAGCGATATCTTTATACTTCTCTGCAAATTTTTTATAGTATCTTTTCTCTTCTTCAGTACCTGTAGTACCACCATATAAAGGTTTAAAGGTATGTGCTTTTGCATCTTGTCTAGACACACCAATAATTTCAGCAGTATAAGAATGAACATCTATTTTATTTTTTATATCTTCCATACCTTGTTTATCCTGTGCTAAAAATACAGCTGTTCTAAATTCTAATTGTGCAAAGTCTATCTCAAGTATACTACCACCCTCAAACCTAGAGTCAACTACCTTACGAATAGGAAAGGTTTTACCTCGTGGTTGGTTTTGAAAATTAGGATCACGACTAGATAATCTAGCCGTTGCTGTTACTGCTTGCATAAATTTAGGATGTAGTAAACTATTTTCATTTGTAAAAGATTTAATACCATTAACAAAGGTATGCAGATAGGTATCAATTGCATTGTGCCTAATGATTGCGTCTATAAATTCTTTTAACTCACCCTCAGCCTCTCCTACAATTTTAGTTAAGGTAAGCCTGTCTGTTCTAAAGCCTGCATCAGCTACATCATATACACTTCTAGGTCTTTGACTAAACCCTGCAACTTTAGCTAATTTACTATAAGTAAATCCGTCACCATTACATGTAGCACACTTAGTATACTTCTTATAAGGTGTTCCATCTACTTTAATTTTTTTAATTACTCCCTTACCATAACAGTAGGTACATTGTTCTGCTGTAGTTTTATGAATAACTTCTGTATTATTGCTAACCAACTCTCTAAATTTAATTCGTGAAAATTGTGGTCGTCTTTTATTTTTACCCGTCTGCTTATCAATACCTATATTAAATAGCTTAGACCAAACATCTTTACTTCTAGGTTTTTTAGAATAGATTACCCACGATAATTGCTCAGGACTTGCTAGATTAATTTTTGTATCCCCCATTTTTGCATATACAATTTTATCAATCTTCTGTCTTAAGTAAGCAAACTCAGCACGATATTGTTTTTCTACACTTCGAAGTGTATCCAAGTTAATATGTATACCATTACGTTCCATATCAGTTAATACAATTAAAAATTCATTCATCATTTTAATTGTTTTTAATAAACCTCTATTCTTTTCTAATTTTAAATCATTCATTTGAGAATCAAATAGTTTTCTAGTAATTTCTACATCAACACGACCATATTCTTCTACGATATCTTTAGGAATATTTTCAAAAGATATTCCCCTATCCATAAATTCTTTTATCCTATCATCTTTAGATCCAATACGCCTACGTTGACAGCACATTTGTAGTGTTAAACTCTTACGAATACCTCTGTTTAGCACATACTCACCTAGCATTGTATCATAAACTCTACCCTTGTATTTAAATCCTGCCTCCAATAACCAAGTTAAATCAAATTTAATATTATGTCCTACTAATAATGTAGTTTTATCTAGTATGGCTTGTATTTTATAATAGCAACCTTCATCAATTCTGTCGCTATGATTAGTAAAATAATACTCATCATTAATCCCTACACTTACCAGTATATTTTTAGGATTAAAAGGTAATGGATCCGTACCACCATGCTCTGTCTTTTGATAGGAAGTTTCTACGTCTACTGTGCTAATCATCATACCTACTTATATATCTATTAATCTTGACGGTTGGGTCACCATGCCACCCTGTAATTTTATTCTTACTTACATTTAATATTCTATTAGTATTAGTTGGATCATTAGAAGTGTTATTACCAATACCAATAATTAAATCAGCTTCGGCAGCTTTGCCTGTTTTAGAGTTCTCCATCATATTAAATGATATATGATCTCTATCATGTGCTTCTGCTGATGCCTGTGATATGGCAATCACAACACAATTTCTTCTCTTTGCTATCTCTCGTGCACCTGTGTATATAGCCCTTAACTTCTCATCTGTCCTTGCATAAGTACCTGATACATTAATCTTATCTAATTGATCTATCACAATAACATCAGGTTTATATTTTTCACAATGGCTGTCTACATCTTGAATAGTCCAATCAACTGTGTCAATCATTTTAATATTATTTTTTATCTTCTTCCATTTTATACTAGCCTTTACAGTATCTTCTATAATTTGTTCCTTGTTAAGTCCAGTAAAACAGCTGATGGCTCTCATCTGTGTGCGTACAGCAGGTTCTTCATTAATAAACGCATGAACATTTGCACCTTGCTCAGCAAAACCATTTGGTCCTGCAACAAGACTAACCCAAAATGCTGTCTTACCTACCTCAGGTCTAGCAAAAGCAATCATAAGATTTCCTGGTCCAACTCCACCTACGTTTTCTTTTAGTCTTATTAAATTAAATTTCCATTTACTTGTGACATTTAATTCCTCAATTAATTCTTCTATGTTATCTGTTACTGATTCTAATTTTTCAGTAGGTAATCCTCTCTTATGTTCCTCAATCATTTTAGTTATGATACCAAATTCAGCAGGCTTACCATTGAATATCTCTGTAGATTCTATTGCTATCTGCTGTGCTGTATTCCTATCTGCTAATATAGCAACAATATCTTTTGCAATAGCTTCACTAGGTTCTGTTGTTTCTTTTATATCCTCAATGAGTTCACTGAATTGTTCCTTAGCTGACCTCGTAAGTGCAGGATTATATATTGCCGTGTGTAATGAATACAATTCATCAACACTTATGTCGGCATCATATTTTTCATGTGCCTTCTGTATTGTTTCAAACAAAGAGCCGAAGCTACCTTGAAATACATTACGTGAAACCTGTCCTTTGTATTGAGTATAAAATTTTTTACCCAATAATAATTTTAACATTTGTTTTTCAATCATTGACTATACTCCTCCCATATATCAACTTGTTTTTTAACTAACTTTACCCATTTGTTAAGGAAACAAAAAATTTTACACTCTTTTTGGTACTCATATAATGTTTTAAAATTAACAGGTTTTCTACTTTCTCCATCACATATATTTTTTTGCAAATAAAGTAATGCTTTCTTTATAGATTTAAAATGCACCATATTTTTAACAGTTATCCACCTAGTATCATTACCTTCATCGGGAGTATATATCTCCTTTTTATGAGATAGAATTAAAAAACATTTCATCTAAATCCCCACCAAATTAAAGCTATAGGTATAACAATATGTTCAAAGATTTCATAGAAACAAATAAAAACTAAAAGCCATGTAAACAATATACTGGTTTTAGATTTTAAAGTTATGTATTTAAACATTTTTTCATGCCATGTAGTTATCTTATGTGTAAGTTTTAATAGTTTATCTTTCATAGAAGTCCTGCCTTTCTCATTCGATCTATACTATCCTCAATTTGTTGGGATAGTTTTCTGTTATCCTCTCGCACTTTATAATTTTCTTTTTCAGTTTCTTGTCGAAGTTTGCACTCCTTTTCATACATCTCTTTCCACTCCTGATTACTTTTTTCCATAAAACATCTCCTCTATTTCTGCTGTACTATAGCATTTTAAGTCGTACTCGTGTAACACTTTTACTTTAACATTCTTAAAACCTGCTGATGTAAGTTCACTAGCTAGGCTATAAGATTTCTTTGTGGCATCTCTATCTAAAGCAATATATAAATTTTCATAAGGTTCTAAATAATTTTTATGTGATTGCTTTAAACTTGTACCCATCAAAGCTATACCCGTTAGTACATTAGATACTGCACAAGCTGATGCACAATCCTCAACAATCACTGCATCCTTACACTCGCCACATTTAAAAGGTATATCTTTATTACCATACATGTACCATTTAGGGTATACTTTTGAAGTTAATCCACGACCTACTGCACCTGCATACTTATTTGTATCGGGGTTCTTTACAAGAAAGACAACTCGATCTTGCTTAACATCATATTTAATATCTGCTCTTGCCCACATGTTGGCTTCCCAACAGTTATTGTCATGTAAATATCTTAAAACTTTTTCATTTGAGAATACACTTTTAAAACTATCAGGTACTTTAAATTCCTCATTTGTATTTATATCTTCTTTTTTAAATGTTACATTAACATAGTCCATAGTTTTCTCTCCTTGTTTTTTACCTCGTGCACTACACGAAGCATGAAAGCAATACCACCCTATGTTATTAGAAGTGGTATCAACTGTTAATGTATTGTTATTCTGACAGAAAGGACAATCCATTCTTATCTGCGTATCAGGGGG